GCAGTTGCTCCTACGGTTGTGAGAGGCATCTCAGAGTTCATCGGTGAGCAAGCCGGTATTATTGGGAACAATTCACCTGCTCCTGCTACACGTAAGCGTGTGTCGGCTGCACGTCGAAAAGGGAACAAGAATATGTCCAAGGCCCTGAAAGCAGCGAATCAGAAGTACCGTAAGAAGAACGGAGACCTACGTGCCGGAAGAACACAGGCTGATATTATGCGATATGCACACAAACTACGGAGGAAGATGTAATGCGACGTACTGGCAAAACACGTACTCTAAGGGGTACAGTATCATTCCCTGCACGTGCATCAAGTGGAGCGCCTGCTAACAGTGCAAAAAGACTGTTGATTCTTGATGACGGACGTATCAATGTCGGATACAAAATCATTGACTTCCATATCTACAACTCAAGAATGGCAAGTGAAACAGGTTCAGAATGTTTCCCGGTTCAAGCACATTTGGCATTGAGCATCGAACCAAATGCAAATGCACTTCCAAAAGCCTCGGATAACCGTGAAATCGCTTGGGCTGCGTATCAAACGAACACTCAATCCGGCATTACATCATACGCGCTTACTGACCCCGACCACATTGTAGTAAGGGATTTGCAAATTGTCTTTCCACAAGTGAAGAATACAAACAACGTTGATGAAGTCAATTATTACATTCTGATGGAAGAGTATGAAATCACCGATACTGAAGCAATTATTTCAATCATCAAAGAAGAATCTCAAGACGTTGATAACTGATTTACCGGATTCCAACGAAAGCTGCGCCTAAATGTTACTGTAAAACTACATTCGAATGTACTTATTCCGTACACAATCGATGGTAAATGCGCTCGATTACGGCACGCTCTTCAAACGTCATGTCAATCTTGTGAAATGGATGTAATGCGAGGTTCAAAATGTCTTTCAAAGAAAGGTTGTCGATGCTTGATTCATCCTTTATTTTCATTTCAATTGCGTGTTCAATCCATGCTGAACGACGTGACGTCCAAGAGTCGATTGTTTCAACGGTGGATTGTTTCAAGGAAACAGATGTTTGCACTTTCTTCTGATGACTTGGAACTTTTTTTCGACCCATTTCAAGCACCTTTGTAGTGGTCTATCGGGCTTGGAATCTTGATGGGGGTAGAAGTCCACCCACATTCAGGACATATCGATTGCACGTATCTACAATTCATTCGTTTCGGGTACATTGTTCGGCATTGTGATGAGCATTTGAAGCACTTCATGGACATCCGAGTTGGCCTTAGGATATAATTGTTTGACAATTAAACATATGATTTGATTGATTTGGGCCATAGGTGGGGTACTCCGTACCTACTTACCCCCTACTCCGGCATAGGACAATAGTTGCTTGACTCCAATCATTATTATAATCCATCTACTATCATGATAGGTTTATGGCAAGAACTGATTCTTTCTTCATACGAGCATCGACATCGACCGACACAACCAACTTCGCACAAAGCGCAATTGATCTTGGAGCATACGTCGATGCTTTGGGTAAATCCGTTCTACGTATCCACAACATCTCCGTCCAATACGGCACACCTATGGAAGTTCTCGGCCTTCCAAGCGGTGGCAACACAGGAGCGGTCGCATTCCAATTGACTACACAGTCACAAGCAGCAATGGTAGACCTTACGAACCGCTCAGTCGTTTCCTCTGGTAAATTGCTTCTCGCAGCATCCGCCACCGATGAACTCTTAGTTGCTAACGACCATCTCGACGTTGGGCCACAAGATTTCACAGACGGATACCTCATTGCAGTTGAACAAATGTATCTCGGTGTAGACCAACAACAATCCTCTGTAACTCAAATCTCGGTTGTTTTGGAATGCACTGTTGAAACCATGACTCAAGCCGCAGCAATGGCACTCGCACTTTCACAACAGTGAGGCGAACGACGTGGCGACAAGAGAAGAACAACTCGCTCAAGCCGAGTTATTGCGTATGATTGCCGACCAACTTGTACGTGGAGCAGCAGTACGTGCCGGACTCCCTCCGGGGGCCGCTGCAGTTGCTCCTACGGTTGTGAGAGGCATCTCAGAGTTCATCGGTGAGCAAGCCGGTATTATTGGGAACAATTCACCT